CCTCTTTGTCTAATGGTAATGGCCCCGGCTCATAATGAGTGACAGACTTTACTACTCTGTCCTTATATGTAGCCATTAGTGACTCCTAGAGCCTCTAGTTCCTGCGTCATCAATCTCTATTGAATACCCGTCAAGTCTCCAGTTAAAGTCTCCAGTGGATTCAAACTTAACTCCATAGAGCTTTCCTGATGCTCTAACTGAAACTTTAGATTGCGTATTAGGGTTGAAGGTATAGGCCGAACTCCATGTAACAGCCTCTTCTGTAGACATCTGAGTACCTACATAGACATTAACCGTATTATCAGAGCCAGATACCTCCATCTTGGGGTATATAGCCTTTATTCTTTTTACCACCACTTGATCTGGTTGACCCTGTGCTGTAGTAGACAGGCCAGTCCTTTCAATATAAGAGGTCATATCTGTAGTGTCTTCTTTATTACCGGAATTATTACGATACAGTTTTGTATCTGTATATCCCGCCATTACAAGAACGTTCTCAACCTGACTCCAACTCTGTGACCAAGAACCCAAAGCACTACTCCATGTAGGTATTGCGGCGGCCCAAGTTGTAAAGGAGTTGGGGTCGTCTACGGAACCATAACCAATGTGTGCTAGATCTGGAAGATCTCTTATCGTGAATGCTTGGTTAGTCCAGTTCCATACAACTGCTTTACTGCACTGTCCACTGGCGCTTGCCGCCGTTGGGAAACAAGCCCACATCTCTGTTCTTCCATAATCAGCTACAACAAAAGATTTCTTATATTCTTCACCATCAATAGATTGAAAGATATAATCTCTAATCTTATGGGGAAGGATAGAAACAACCTTCTGACCATCGTTAATGTAAATATCACCGTTGCCAAAGAAGAAGTGACCACCATCATACTCTGCTACACAGTTCTTTGATAATGCGCCAACAGAAGGAGATAGTTGTCTAAAGGCAAAGATGAAAGGAGTTCCAACATACGTCATAGAGTATATGGAATCCTCTTTGTAAATCATAAATGTATCGCGTAGAGGAAGGCCATCAAGTATCTCACCTTTTGAATCTGCTAATTCATATTCTCCAGCATCGACTATTGCGTTAGTTTCATCCCATGAGGTTGGGGTTAGCTGAGTGGCAGCCTCTGTAGACCATTTTACTAATCTTGGATAATTTATATTTGACTTGGTTATATTAAGAGCAACCAAGAAGGATCTGAACGCTCTAATTGATTTGCATTCGTGAGTTGATGTCCAATTGTTTAGATTCTGCATCTTTTGTATAGTTGCGGGAACACCGGAAATAAGCTCCCAATACTGCGGGTCATCAACACCGTTAGTCAATACAAGCACACCACCTATGACTGTAGCAGTCCAGTTCTCTGTAATGTCAGTAGTGTACGCACCACCTGCACCTGGCCCTCTGGTGATGTCATACCACTTCTTTGTTCTTGTTACCTTTGCGCCGTCTGCATGGATAGCAGCACCGCCTCCCCTTACACACCCAGTGAATGTGTTTGTTACAATTCCTGTGTAGACGATATCTTCAGAGTCTATGGTTATAGTTCCAGCAGTCTCAAAACCAATTACACTATCCACCGTAATAGATGTGTCTGCGGCTCCAATAGCTCCATCTAGCGTATCTGTAGCGGTACTATTATCGTAGACATGTATAGCTGCTATGCCACCTACAATCCAATACTCATTAACTCCTGTAACAAGATTAACAATGTAAAGCGGGGCAATAGGTACGGTTGCCATAACATCGGCGTAGCCCGGTGACTTCTGGATCGCACCGTGTTCTGATCTAACGTTATTACCGTCAGACCATACATTAGGTGAGAGTTGCCACGGATTAATATCCTTGACAATTCCAACTTGCCCCACATTATCAATGGGGATTATTGCCATATTAAGAAGCCGGTGGAGTAGGCCACACTACTGCTCTAACCTCTTCTACAGTAGTTAGTCCTGCAGGCAAATCTCTTAGAGACTGCCTATGTGTTGACCAGGCTAATGCGTTTGAAAGGTTTACGTCGCTAAGAGCCGTCCAATCGGAACCTGCTAATTGATTATTGCGATCCTCTCTTAAAGCCTCAATGGAACGATCAAATGCCCCTGCCACCCATGCCGCTTCTTCAGCATCCCGCGCAGTCTCTTCTTCAGCCGTTAAAGGGATTACAACACCATCTACCATTTTAGTTCTTGCCATCTTAATTCACTCCGTAGATTTTAAAAGTTCCTGCGGCGATGTCTTGCCCATCGAATTTAAACCGCCAATCCGTAATTGCCCCAGTTGTATTCCAACGATCCATCTTCCAAACCTGACGCACACCATTAGTTGAGTCGTATCCAGTAAACACAGACGTAGCAAGTGATACTTTCCAAGTGCCTGTTGATGCCGGATCCATGATTTCCAAAATAAAATTGCAACTATGTAATCCTGAATAATCAATGTCTGTACTCACATGTGATAAAGAGGTTTGTTGCCAGCCCATGTTACTTGTTTGAATTTGCAAAGCCGGATCACTGTTAGCATCGTTGTTGTATTGGTTTACAAACGTATTCGTCCATTGCGTATTAGATGAACTGCCACATTGCATTTTTAAAATAGAGCCTGAAGTCGCGGGGTAAACGCCATAACCAATGATCCAGTAATCGTTGTAATCGGTGGTGATATAGGTGCCGGTAAAATCGACAGAACTGACTGAAGACGTAACGGTCTGTGTTTGTAGGAGCGTTAATCCACCACCAGCTAATCCGCTGTTTAAACTTGAAAGAGTGCCGCTTCCATCTGAAGTCCATAAAGTATTACCACCCGCATCCTTCATGGTGTTGGCCTTGACAGCATCCGATTCAATAACGACTGAATCACCTGAACCGCCTAATGTTAAGGTTGTGGTTGCGCCTTCCGGTTCTACAGTGGTTGTTCTTAATTTGCTCATTAGTTGATCCCAAAAAGTTTAATTTGACCCGTTATATTTCCCGCGCTACTCAGAATCTTTATAGCATCAATGTCAGACGTTGTTTTCAATCTTCCTGCCGACCAATTTCCATACATAGATATATCAGTTGCCCCTGCACCCTCTGGATGCTGGGATAAAAGAGCGCCCCAAAAATATTTATAGATTGAAGCAGACCCAAGATTGAAGAGCCAAATATCACCCTGATAAGAGTTGTCAGCCCTATCACAATCAGCCGTAGCAAGCCAAGCCGCGCCTGTATTATCCCCTCTCATGTAACCCGATGTCATGATCCCTACAGCCGCAGTTCCATCGCTCATAGTCCGATAACTTCTGCTGAGTACAGTCGTTTTAGTGACCGCGTAGCTTGATCCGTCATCATCAGAAAAATCCAATTGCAAAGTTCCGTCATCAGTTTCAGGGTGGACATTAATTAACTTAAGAATGTATATCGGATAATCCGTGTTGAACCCCGTTGTTGCGCTTGCCTTGATTTCTAAACTGGCAACATTATCAAAATCTTGGGTTGTTACCAACACCATATCTCCCGCCATATTTCCGTTGACGGTGAGATTTCCAGAGCCATCTGAAGTGATGATGTTGTTACCGCCGGCATCAAAAATCTTATTGGCTTTAAGTGTTGCGCCGGATGGAACTAGAACCGCATCACCTGATGCGCCAAGAGTTAGCGTGTCGCCTGATGATGACGGTGTGACTGTATTAACGTTAATTTTACTCATTATTTATATCCATATATCTTGATTTTGCCCGCAATAATATTTCCGGCGCTGTATGAGAACTTCATTGCATCAATCGCGGAAGTGGTGTCTATCGCTCCATTAGTCCAAGTGTTTTTAACTGACGTGTCCGCTGCAGCACTGGAAAAAGCAACTCTTGCAGTGAAACCTTTTACATACGTTGTTGATGACGGGTTATAAATCTTGATCCACCCATAAACTATGCCATATGTTGTGTTATCAGCAAAGTTTTCACCTAAAGCTTGCATTCCGGTTCCATTGTACTGAGCGACCGTGTTGTCCTCTACAAAAGCTCCAGTGTAAGAGGCTGTCCTGCGGGCGTTACTCTGTTGACAAGTGATGTTTGTGTTGTAATTAGAGCCGCCGTCAATTGAGCATTGAAACCCCAAATGCGCGGAAGAGTCATCACCTCCCCTAACACCAATAAATCGCACCTCAAGCTCCTTATAATCGGTTGTGATTCCGCTTGTGATTTCTAGTGATGCAGAGGTTGATGCGATCAGAGTGTTAATTAAAACCAACGGAGAGCCAAATGCTGAAGCGACACCAGACAGCACCCCGCTTCCGTTTGAGGTAAATAGAGCGTTTCCACCTTTGTCCTGTACAACATTCGCCCTTAAATCATTTCCTGTCAGAACCGTATTAGCTCCAGACTCCCCAATATTTAGAGTAGTTCCTGATGCCGGTTCAATCGCATCTGTATAAATTTTTGTCATACGATTACCCACTCACTTGGAGAGTTAATTGTTACCGTGACTCCGCTATCAACTGTTACAGGGCCAGCACTAACTGCGT